TGCTGCCCTAGCCCAAGACATGGGGCGCTTCTTTGACGACGCCCTGGGCTTTGTCATGTACGCATTCGATTGGGGCAGCGATCCAACCCTGCAAATGGTTGAGCTACGCGAACCCTGGGCATCCAAGTACAACAGCAAGTATGGCCCGGATGAATGGGCCTGCGAATTCCTGGACAGCATCAGCAGCGAAGTACGAATCAATGGGTTTGACGGGCAGCAGCCTGTGCCGGCCCAGCGCCATGCCACCAGTTCTGGCCACGGTATCGGCAAATCGGCTATTACGTCCTGGCTCATTCTGTGGATTGCATCGACCAGGCCACACAGCAAGGGCGTTGTGACCGCCAACACCAGCGACCAGCTTGGATCCAAGACCTGGGCCGAGCTTGGCAAATGGAAAAAGAAGTGCATCACCGGCCACTGGTTTGAAGTAACCACCGGCAAAGGGGCGATGCGGATCGTTCACAAAGATTTTCCGGAGTCCTGGCGCTGCGATGCACAAACGTGCCGGGAAGAGAACAGCGAAAGCTTTGCGGGTTTGCATGCTGCCAACTCATCACCGTATTACATTTTTGACGAAGCGTCAGCCGTGCCGGACAAGATCTGGGAAGTGGCCGAGGGTGGATTGACCGACGGCGAACCCTTTTGGTTTGTGTTTGGTAACCCAACCAGGAACACCGGCCGGTTCTTTGAGTGCTTCAACAAGTTCAGGCATCGCTGGCATACCCAGCAAATTGACAGCCGGTCGGTGCAGATCACCAACAAAGGCACGATTGACGAGTGGGTAAACGACTACGGCGAGGACAGCGACTTTGTACGCGTCCGTGTCAGGGGCATATTCCCACAAGCATCGAGCTTGCAGTTTATTCCTAGAAACCTTGTAGATGAGGCTATGGAGCGCGAACCAGAGGTCAGTAGTATGTCGGGTAGGACTGCTGTCGTTGGCGTCGATGTGGCTCGTTTTGGCGACGATCAGAGCGTAATCCGTACCAGGGTGGGGCGCGATGCTGCAACATTCCCGCCTAAACGATACCGCGGCCTGGATCTGATGCAGTTAACCAGCCGGGTTGTTGAGCATGTAAAGCTGCTAAAGGCTGCCAGCTACGGCGTTGTGATCTTTGTGGACGGTGGCGGCGTCGGTGGTGGCGTGATCGACCGCCTGCGCCAGCTTAACTATGACGTGATCGAGGTGCAGTTCGGTGGCAAGGCAGATGATCCCAAGAAGTACGCCAACAAGCGGGCAGAGATCTGGGGCCGCATGCGTGATTGGCTAAAGGGCGGCTGCCTGGCCAAGGACGAAGAGTTGGCCACCGATTTGACGTCGGTCGAGTATGGCTTTAGACCTGATGACAGCATATTGCTTGAATCTAAAGAAGCAATGAAACGCCGCGGTATGGCCAGCCCTGATGATGGTGACGCCCTGGCTATGACATTCGCGCAGCCGGTGGCCGAGTTCATGGGCGGTGAAGACGTTCCTAAAACCAAATCTAAATCTCGAGACTATGACCCATATGCTGTTGTTTGAGGTGCCCGTATTGCCACATCCGGCTACTAGATTGCCATCATGTGTGATAAAGCAAGTCACTTGCAAAGAATTATCGGGTGACGATAAGTTCAATGAACTGATCAGCGAGTACGAGCAAGAGTCCCTGGTGGAAGGCTTGCCCAAAGCTGATCTGCAACTGAACATGTATCGCATGATGGAGATCAGTGGAAACTTTCACATCATTGCAGCGTACATGAACGGTGAGCTTGTCGGGTTCCTGACAATGGTTGTAAGTGTTTTGCCGCATAGTGGCAAGAAGTTCGGGACAATGGAGTCATACTTTGTGGCACAAAAGCACAGGAAGCATGGCCCGGGTCTGGATTTGTTGCGTGCTGCTGAATGGTTGGCACAAGCCTGTGGGGCTATTGGCCTGCTGATCACAGCGCCCAAAGGTGGAAAGCTTGCGCGTGTGATGCCAAGAGCAAAGTACAAGCACACACATGAAGTATTTTTTAAGGGGTTTGCGTAATGGACATAGTGGCAACAGGCAATCGAATACCAGCAATGAGCCAAGATGCCATTGCAAAGGTGAACGCGTTGGCCGATTTCTCACGCCAGTTTGAGCAACCTCTTATCGAGACACATCACGCTATTCATGGCGGTATGTATTCCAGGACAATGGCAATCAAGGCGGGCGAAATGCTCACCGGCGCGCTGATAAAGATCCCAACAATGTTGGTGATCAACGGTGACGTCACTGTGTTTGCCGACAACGAATCATTCAGGCTGACAGGCTTTCACGCCATACCAGCAAGTGCAAACCGCAAGCAAGCATTCATTGCTCATACCGATACGGCCATGACAATGATCTTCAAAACGGATGCAACTACTGTGGCGCAAGCGGAGAATGAGTTCACTGATGAGGCTGAATTTCTCATGTCTCGCAATGAAGACGCCAAAAATTTCATCATCATTACAGGAGAATAATATGTCAGGAGCAATGACCGTATTAGCCGTTGCCGCCGTAGCATCAACTGCTTACAGCATATACAGCGGAGAGCGTGCAGCCGAAAAGCAGCAAGAAGCTTTGGGCCAACAAAGAACAGCGCAAGCTGAAGCAAAGACAGCAGCAGAGAAGCAGCAAGCTACTGCCGAACAAAACGTCAACAGAGCTAATGCAAAGCAGCCTGATGCCGGCGCTATTTTGAGCCAGGCAAGTCAAGCAGCTAAAGGCGGCCCTGCTGGCACAATGCTTACAGGCCCAATGGGCGTTAATCAAGCTGACCTTAACTTGGGCAAATCCACACTGTTAGGCGGTTAATCATGAGTGACTTCACCAGCGACGCACAGTCGTACCCTACTGCACCAACGCGGGACAAATTGTTCACGCGCTGGGGCGCTTTAAAAACGGAGCGTGCAACCTGGTGGGCGCATTGGCAAGAAATATCGACCTACCTTTTGCCACGCAGCGGGCGCTTCTATGTGACCGACCGAGACAAGGGTTGGCGCAGGCACAACACCATCTATGACAACACCGGCACTCGCGCATTGCGTGTACTGGGCGCGGGCATGATGGCCGGAGCCACGTCGCCTGCACGTCCTTGGTTTAGATTGGGCACAGCAGATCCAGAGTTAAACAGCTATCAGCCGGTCAAGCTTTGGCTTACTGATGTCACAACCCGCATGCAAATGGTTTTTCAGCGTAGCAACACATATCGCACGCTGCATCAAATGTACGAAGAGCTTGGCGCTTTTGGTACAACTGCATCGATTGTGCTGCCTGACTATCAAAACATCATCCATCATTACCCGGTGACAGTTGGTGAGTTTGCTATTGCCCAGGATTACCAGGGCAAAGTCTGCACGATATATCGCGAGTTTGAAAAGACTATCGGCGAAATTGTGAAGGAATACGGGTACAACAAGTGTTCAACGACCGTTAAAAACATGTACGACCGCGGTTCACTTGATCAATGGATCCGATTGATCCAGGCTATCGAGCCACGCGCCGACCGTGACATTCGTAAAAGAGATGCATTGAACATGGCATGGGGCAGCTATACCTTTGAGGTAGGCGGCAACCCTAAAGAATTCTTGCGCGAGTCTGGCTTTAAAGATTTCCCTGCGCTGGTTCCACGTTGGGCCACAGCAGGCGGTGACATCTACGGCAACAGCCCTGGCATGGAATGCTTGGGTGACGTGAAGCAGTTGCAGCATGAGCAGCTTCGCAAGGCCCAGGTCATCGATTACCAAACCAAGCCACCATTGCAAGTGCCAACCAGCATGAAGAACCGCGACGTCGAATCATTGCCTGGTGGTATATCGTTTTATGACGGCCAGACCGCAGGCATCAAGACAGCATTCGAGGTAAACCTTAACTTGCAGCATTTACTTGGCGACATTCAAGACGTGCGCGAACGTGTTCGTGGCGGCTTCTATGCTGACTTGTTCTTGATGCTGGCCAACGCAACCGACACTCGCATGACAGCGACAGAAGTTGCAGAGCGCCATGAAGAAAAGCTGTTGATGCTTGGGCCGGTGATGGAGCGCTTACACAATGAGTTGCTTGATCCACTGATTGACATGACATTCCAACGCATGCTGGAAGCCGGTGCTATCCCACCACCTCCGCAAGAGTTGCAAGGCATGGAGTTAAGTGTTGAGTTTGTATCAATGCTTGCCCAGGCTCAACGTGCAATTGGCACAAACAGCGTTGACCGTTATGTGGCCAACCTTGGATCTGTGGCCAGCTTTAAACCTGATGTGCTGGACAAATTCGATGCCGATAAGTGGGCTGATGCATATGCCGACATGCTTGGCGTTGATCCAAACCTCATTGTTGGCAGCGACCAGGTGGCAGTTGTGCGCCAGGCCAGAGCCAAGATGCAAGCGCAGCAGGCACAAATGGAGCAAGTCAAACAGATGTCTGAAGTCGGCCGCAACCTGGGCACAGTGCAAACTGGCCCCGATAGCAATGCAGGCATGGACATCATGAACCAGTTCAGTGGCTATGGATCCCCATCGCCTTCACAAGTTTAAGGAGAAACTAAATGGCAACAGCAAACAAGGGCACACTGCTCTACGGCAACATGGAAAACGACAAGAGCGACGCGGGCGCTGCATCGCAGTTTATTGAAAAATTGTTGATGGCCGTTCACGTCATTCACAAAGTTCACTTGATGACCACAGGCCCAGGCAGCTTTGCCGCGCATGAGGCATTGGGCGAGGTATACAGCAACCTGGAAGACGACTTGGATCGTGTGGCCGAGGTGTACATGGGCTGCCAAAACGCAGCGCTGTCCTTTAAAGATGTTGACATGTCTACCTATGGCGCTGAAGCCTGGAAGATTTACGATTACATCGAAGCAAACCGCATGATGATGGGCACAGAGACTCACATCCAGGCTGCCATCGATGACCTTTTAAATAACCTGGCGCGAGACTTGTTTAAGCTCGACCGCTTGGCGTAAGGAGATCAGCATGGCACTTGTAAACATGAAGCAACAACCCAAGCGCGAAGAGATGCCTGGGGCAATTGAAGCTGACGAGCCGCAGTATCCGTACGGTTTGTGCATCAGCCTGGGCAAAGATGAGCTTGAAAAGCTTGGCATTACCGCGTTGCCAAAGGTTGGCGGCGAGATGATGATTACAGCCAAGGCCACAGTGAAAAGCACCAGCGCCTATGACACCCAAGGCCAAGGCCAGGACATGCGAGTTGAGTTGCAGATCACTGACATGGGCATCGGCCAGACTGACGAAGCGCAGAACGACAACCGCGCCAGCAAGCTGTATGGCAACAACAATGGCACGACCGAACCTCGCGCCATCAACAACCTACAAAGCACAATGCTTGGCGCACCCTAAATGGCTGTCAAACACTACCAATCAATTGGCGAGCTTTCGCGTTCGGAGGATCTAGCCCTTCAGATTGCACGCGGATTGGTTGGCGGCCATAGCTTGGTCAATATTTTTGGGTATCAAAGTTCGATTGCAACAACTTCAATTTGTGTTTGGGAAAACGCAACTGCTTACGTTTATCCAGGCAGCGCTGTGCCAATGAGCTTGGTAAGCGCCAGCGCATCGGATACTGCTGTCACTTTGCTGGTTACTGGGCTTGATGCCAATTACAACGTCTTAACAGAATCAATTACTCTCAACGGAACAACTCCAGTTACGACCGCAAATAATTATTTGCGAATAAACAATGTTCGGACAACCGCGGGTAATGCCGCTGGCGCTATAACAGTAAGTAATGCTGGCACTACTTATGCAAAGATTTTGGCTGGCGTTGGCCAAACTCAAATGGCGCAATACACCGTGCCTGCTGGGTATACTTTTTATTTGACCCGTGTTGATGTTTTTTCAAACAATTCAGGTGGCAGTGGCAACTATTGCGTTTATGACGTAAGGGCGCAATCTGCAAATGGGGTAATTCTTTCCATTTTGCAGTCGCCGTTCTCGAATAGGTATGAGGCAAGACGAGTTGTGCCTTTCCCATATACAGAAAAAACAAGTTTGCAATGGCATGCCAACACAAATCTATCAACCGCTTTGGTTGGAGTTGTGATCGAAGGCATCCTGGTAAAGAACGATGAAACCTAAATGTGGCTGCATGCTGGTGCCCGTATCCACATGTGCCTTGGATAGATTGACGACATGAGTAATTATGACCCTCTAGATCTTCGGAGTCAGGAAAAAAGCGAGGCTGATAAAAAGCTTCGTGAAAGACTTGTACGAGAAAACGAAGAGGTGGATCTCAAGTGGCTCATGGGCAGTAAGCGGGGGCGTCGGATTATCTGGCGTCTTCTGGATCAAGCGGGTGTGTTTCGGCTATCGTTCAATACCAACGCAATGACAATGGCATTCGCGGAAGGTAACAGGAACTTTGGCAATCGCACACTTTCGTTGATTCACACGCACTGCTCGGAGCTTTACCCACAAATGGTTAAGGAGAATTCAAATGGAAACGCAGATGACTGATACAGCCGCAACAACCAACGAAGGCGCTCAAGCATCGCAGCACTCCAATGGGAGCCAAGTGACGGCAGACGCTCTCTATGGAGATCAGCAGCAAGCATCGGAAGGACAAGATCAGCAAGCCGCGGAGCCGGCCAATACTGATAACCCTGAAGGCAATAAGGAAGGTGACCCGGCTGAAAAGCCACAAGGCGCACCTGAAAAGTACGAATTCAAAGCCCCTGAAGGCAAAGAGTTTGACGCCGAGATAATTGGAAATTTCTCGGAAATTGCTAAAGAGTTGAACTTGACTCAAGATGCCGCGCAAAAACTGGTGGAGTCGATGGGGCCGAAAATTGCGGAACGTCAACTTGCCCAGGTGGAGGCCATTCGTAATGAGTGGGCGCAGCAATCACAAGTGGACAAAGAATTCGGTGGCGATAAGCTCAACGAAAACATGGCCGTTGCGAAAAAAGCGCTTGATTCATTCGGCACGCCCGAACTGCGTACGTTGCTTGTACAGTCTGGTCTAGGCAATAATCCCGAAGTAATTCGGTTTATGTTTAGAGCAGGCAAGGCAATTAGTGAAGATACTTTTGTAGGTAGCTCACCTGGTGCTGGTGGTAAACCCACAGGCCCACAAGACTTCAACGCAAAAGCAGCGGCACTTTATTCAAATCAGCAATCTTAATAGGAGCTAAAAATGGCAACTCTTGCAACCTCAAACCTTACCCTGGCCGATTGGGCCAAACGTACAGATCCAGATGGTCGTATTCCGATCATTGCGGAACTGCTCTCACAATCTAACGAAGTCCTCGAAGACTGCGTATTCAAAGAAGGCAACTTGCCTACTGGCGAACGCGTTGTTATTCGTACCGGTCTACCTGGCGTCTACTGGCGTGCATTGAACCAAGGTATTCCATCAACCAAATCGACAACTGCACAAGTTGACGAAGCGGCTGGTATCTTGGAAGCACGTTCTGAAGTCGATAAAGACTTGGCAATGTTGAACGGTAACACCGCTCAATTTCGCTTGTCTGAAGACAGCGCTTTCTTGGAAGCAATGAACCAGACTCAAGCAACAACTTTGTTCTACGGCAATCCTGGTACAGATCCAAAGCAATACCTCGGTATGGCTCCACGTTATTCAAGCTTGTCTGCTGCTAACGCACAGAACATCTTGTCTGCTGGTGGATCCGGTTCTGACAATACCTCTGTGTTCCTCGTAGTTTGGGGCGACAACACTGTGTATTGCCATTTCCCTAAAGGCTCTAAAGCTGGCTTGATCCACGAAGATTTGGGTGAGCAAACTGTGTACAACAGCGACGGTACTCGTCTGCAAGCGTACGCAACTCGCTACCAGTGGAAAAATGGTTTGGTAGTTAAAGATTGGCGCTACGTTGTTCGCATCTGCAACATCGACGTGTCAGACTTAATCGGTCAAACTGGTACTCAAGCTGCTTCTGCTGCGACTAACATCGTTAAGCTGATGGCACGTTCTTTGTATCGTATTCCTAACATGGCAATGGGTCGTGCAGCGTTCTACATGAACCGTACTGTTCACTCTGGCTTGAGCATCGCTGCTCTTGACAAGTCACAATACGTTCTGAAGATCAATGAAGGCTTAAGCCAATTTGGCACACCATATAGCTGGTTGTCATTCCTGGGCGTTCCGCTTCGTCGTGTTGATGCCATCATCAATGCTGAAGCTGTAGTGTCCTAATCAACCCATTAACTGAAAGGAATAAATCATGATTACCGATAAACTTCTACGCGTATCAACAGACCAGGCATTGACTACCACTGCCGTGTCTACCGATACCATCGACTTGTCTATTGCCCGCGACATGGGCGAAGGTGGCGATCTCTATATGAACTTTGCAGTGACCACAGCTTTGACTGGCGGTACTTCTGTTAAGTTTGAAGTGATTGGTGCTACCAACGCTGCTCTGTCATCTGGTGTTGTTGTTCTTGGCTCTTCTGATGCAGTTGTTACTGCTTCATTGGTTGCTGGTTACAACACAGCAGTTCGTATCAACC